AGCGTTATCAGCATTAAGACAGGTATTCAGCCTGAAAAAGAACGAGGAACTCGGCAGAAAGTTCTCTCCCGAAGAATTGAAACGTATTGTCGATGCCATGAAAGAGTATGCGGCATCCAAGCTGCAGGAGCAGCGAGCCATTTGTCAGCGTGAATTTGAGTTGGCCTATGACTCCGGCGAAAGTAATTTGGGGACGAACCCGGCCATTACCGAATTGTACGTCCTGCAATCCCTAAAAGAGAGTGAAACCCCTGAACTTGATTGATTATGGCAAAGACAAACAGTTATTCACGTTTTTGGACGCTGCTGGCGAAAATGCCCTGTTCTGACAGGGACGGTTTAAAGCTGCAGCTTGTATCCAGCTTTACGAATGGGCGGACGGACTCACTGAGAGAAATGACTTTGAGTGAATATAACTCGATGATACGGGAGATGGAGAAGCAGACCGGATCCAGCCGTCCGGTCAGTTACGAGGTTCTGAAAAAGAAACGCTCTGCCGTTCTCCACCAAATGCAGTTGATGGGTATTGATACGGCAAATTGGGCGGCGGTGGATAACTTTTGTTTGGGCGTTCGTATCGCAGGAAAGAAATTCAGGGAGTTGTCCGCTGATGATTTGGATGCGGTATTGCTCCGGATCCGCTCCATCCGGCAAAAGGATATGCAGAAAGCAAAGAAAGAACTCAATTAACTTATTTATAAACCATTTAAAATGTGATATTATGGCACAGATTGAAGAAAAGCAGACCGTTGAAATGACGGCGGAGGAAAAGGCTCAATTCGAGGCTTTCCGTAAAGAAAAGGCCAAAAAAGAGGCTCAGGAAAAGGCGAAAGCCGAACGTGAAACGTACCGCCAAATGGTGGATGACGAAGTGAACAGCGCAATCCCGGTACTCCTCTCCTTGAGTGAGGATATCAAGGAAACCAAAAAAACGGTGCTGGAGAACTTTAAGAGTATCCTCGACATGAAATGCGAGGTTTTGAAAGTCGTAAAGGATGACCAGCGCAGCCATACCTTTACCAATTCGGAGGGGAACAAGCGCATTACCCTCGGCGTGTACGTGACGGACGGTTACCGTGACACGGTGGAGGACGGCATCGCCATCGTGAAAGAGTACATCGAGAGCCTCGCCGACAATGCTAAAACGAAATCACTCGTGAACATGGTCTTGAGACTGCTGGCTCGTGATTCCAAAGGCACGTTAAAAGCCAGCCGCATCGTCCAGCTTCGCAAGGTTGCCGAGGAAAGCGACAACGAGCGTTTCATGGAGGGGGTGCGTATCATTGAGGAGGCATACCAGCCAGCGATCAGCAAACAGTTCGTGAGAGCGGAAATGAAGAACGGGGACGGTATGTGGGTGACCATTCCCCTCGGTATGACAGAGGCATAAGGAGGGGTGGTCATGATATACAAAGTTCAATTCCAAATCCATCGCAGAGGTTACCGCAAGCTCCGGCTTGAGGGGTTGTACGTCCCGGAAACGGGTGGCGAGATGTCGGTTCCTGAAATGAAACGTGACGTTACCGAGTTCATCAAACGCCAGCTTTCCAGCCGGAACAAGGAATTTGAGAATTTTCAGGTGGAACTTACGGTTTTCAAAAAGCTCAAAACCGATTTCATGTATCACCCGAAATCAAGTGAAGAATTAACCGTAATAAAGGAGGAATCAGATGGAACAGGTGAATAATGCGAAAGCCCGGTATATTCCCACCCGTGTGGCTGTATGCAAGCGTTGCGGGGGAAAAGGCGTTGTATTCGAGTACAGCGATGAGAACAGGACAAAGGTGTCCGGATCCTGCAGGTGTCCGACCTGCCTCGGATCCGGCAGGGTGAAAGTGACCAGCTCGGTGATAACCACTATAAAGCCGTTCGTTCCGGGTAAGGATGACAAAGAGGGTATGCTTGTAATGTAAAAGCCCTTTAATCAATAATAAAAGTCCGCTGAAATCCTAATTTTCAGCGGACTTTTTTCGTACTATGGTGCAAATGATGTACCTTTGTATTAAGTAATCAAATCAATATGCAGGAGCAGCTCGTAATACCGTTTTTTTGCCCGGAAATAGAGAAAGCCGGTAACCGCCGCAGAACACGCACGGTTGCCTCCTCCGATGCTGCCATCACCTCCCGCCGTGACCGCCTCGAAAAGCGGAACCGCATCATGACCGCCCGTTATTACTATTGGACTGAGATCAAACGCCGTCGCTTCGATGACGTGCTGAGAATCCTCTCCGATAACGAGTTCTTTGTCGAAGAGCGAACCATCAGCAACACGCTGGTGGAACAGGATGATTTTTACAATGAACTCCTGCGTTCCAAAGCATCCACCCGCAAGCTCAAAGCGATGTTTCCCGGCTTTGATTGGAACTAATCCATAAATTCGGTTTCATAAATCACGTTATACACTTTCAGACCGTCCGCCCTCTTTTCCGGCGCACCCCGGAGGCGGCGCATCGGGTTGAAAAGGTTCCCGCCGTTCCACCATTGCAAAGCCTCGTGTATCTTATCCAACGTGTCCATGCAGGAGAGAGCGTGTTCCCTGACAAGTTTAGGGGCTGCCGCATTTGTACTCCCTCCGGCTTGAAAGGCCACCCTGAGTTGTATTTGCGCATTTATCTTTTGCCGTCCACCCATGTGGGTTTCACAAGACGGGTAAGATATATCTATCAGGCAGCACGGGAAAGCCACAGCAGGCCGCTCTCCCGTGTTAAGTTGTCCCTCCTCGGCATCTATCCACCGGAGCCCGGGTACTTCTGTTTTCAGCCGGTCACAAACGGCAATAAAAATTTCTTTGTTCATGGCTATTTATTGTTAAGTGAGTCAATATATCCCTCTATCCGTGCGTGTATCTGCTCGTTCAATTCTTCGGAATCTCCCATGAATTCACGTTTTGGGATGTTAGTTTTCCGGGTGTGCGCCTTGACCGGTACATCTTTCCGTTTTGTTTTCCGGGTGTGTGCCGGTACGGGTACTATACCTTTGAATCCCTCGTTGTGTACCTGAGCGTAATCTACCTTTTCATTCCCTGCAGAGATAACCACCCGCTGGGGAGTTATCACCGCCGGTCTGATACTGTTCACCAGCGCACCGGAGTCGATCAGCAGGGAACCGGTTGTTTTCGGTACTTTTGCCGGAGTCCACGGGTTCCCGTCAAATGCTTTCTTCTTGAAAGCTGATTTATAGTATTCCGTGGCCGTTTCCGCCACGATTTCTGCCGCATCGGAGATTATCTCCTCCGGGAGCGATTGCAGATAATTATTTAATTCTTCGATATTCATATTGAAATAATTTTGTATATTTGCTTCCGTAAGCATATCGCTCCGGGGATGAATCGAATATGCCAACACCTGACGGATGACGGGGGCATCAAAAAGTCCGGGCTTTATACGGCGGAGCGGGATGTTAATCCGTATATAAAAGGAGGTTCTCAGAGCCTCCTTTTACTTTTTGATAAGCAGACCACGGCGATATCTCCATCGTGGATCTATCTTTCTGCTCCTGCGGCCTTTCACCTTGATGTTGGCGTTTTGTTCTATCTCGAACCATGTCGTGACCTGATAGAGCGTTCCGTTCTTAACCTCGCAAACCACGTTAATCACCTTATCCTCGTAAAACTTGATAAAGTTCAGGTTGTCGAACTTCTTTTGATAGTCGTTTATCCATACCTCGTCAGGGTTTTTAAGCACGTCCGGGATGCACTCCACGAGAGGAACACGAGCCTCCTCGTATTTCTTTGTGGTGTGGCGTTTGAACACCTCCTCCGTAAGTTGCACCTTTCGGCCTTTGTAGTCATCCATCACCTGATGCGAATCCCTCCACTGGTTCGGATCCCCGGCAAACACCGGTGCTTTTTCGGTCGCTGCCGCCGCTTTCTTTCCAAAGGACTCCAGCCCGTAATCATTATAATGCAGGTCACCCAGCAAGGAGGCGGCTTTATCGGGAAACTTGCGGATATAATGCTGGTTCTTGGAAAACACCTCAGCCGTTTCTCCCCGGTTTGAATCCCAGCCCTGAGCCTCGTTCATTTTCCATTCACTCGTACCGAGGTATTCATCGACAATGGCACGCATGGCGTTGATGTCTATACCCTCTACCTCGTGTTTCATGAGCGGAACCACCCGGCAACGGCATTTCCAGCCATTGGGCGGGAATATCTTTTTCCACCGTGGATCGTTGGCCGGTAATATCACCCCGTCCAGCTTCCGGTGTTCCTCCCTTACCTTTTCATCCCCGGCAGTGACATATTTCCAATAAGGGAACATTTTCGTTTTTCCCATGAGCCGGTGGTAATTGCTGGCGGACTCCGCCGTTAGTACCGCCGTTTCGTATTCCGTCTTTTGCCACGTTTTATTGAACGTGCCACATATCTGCTCCGCTTTTTTGGAGAACTCCTGAAAATTACCGCTCTCCCTGAACGCCTTGTTCAGCTCCTGAATTTCCGCCAGCGTCTTACCGGCGGAGAAATGAAACAGGTTCATCTCCAAAGCGGTGATGAAAGCGTCATCCTGCAGGCCGTATGCGAATCTTACATCCGCATGGTTCATTGAACGTTTGAACGCACTTTGAACACCGTTCAAAAAGTCGGTAGCAATAAAGGAGAACAACTCCGCATCGAACTTCCCGGTTTCGCCGTTTGCAATCCTTGCGGCCAGCTTTTCCGACATCGGAGCGTTATCATTCAGCCTGATGGGGGCTTTTCCAATGGATGCCCCGACCTGCGGGGCTTGCACGAAAAAATCCCATAAGCGCATAAAGAAATTACGGTCTGCATTACTGATTGTGTCCTCCTCCGAATCCTCTCCTATATCGAACTGAGCGGCCTGAGAGGAGGCACGTTTTGCGACCGGCTCCCCGTCTTTAGGCACGGGAATCGAATATTTTTCATGCAGGTAGCTCTGCGGGATATCCATGATGTCGGAGAGCTGCACCACCTCGGCAACGGAGAGCTGCTCCGCCGCTTTGGGGAAAATGAACTTTCCGCCAGCAACGGGATACCCTCTTGCCTCCAGCATGGGGAGTACCTTTTGATTGAGGACACGCTGCACGTACCGGAGGTCTGATTTATTCTTTCCCTCCTCTACCTCCTTGTGAACCTCACCCAGCGAGCGTGCGCCTTTCTCTCCCTGCACGGTGGTCATGGTTTGTCCGAGTATGGTGATCAGCATCTCCTCGTTGTTGGCCTGCCGGAATTCGTTGTACGAGGATCCTGAACCCGTTCCTCCGTCTTTGGTTTCCACGTCCGCCTCTTTAGGAATGACCACATACGGTGCGGATCCGGCTTTCTCGAAAGCCTCCTCCAGTAGCTTGCGGCTCTCCGGATCATACGTGTTGTATTTACCGATGCGCTGGGGCATCCCGAAAAGCTCGATCCATTGCGACCAATCCCCAAAGCCTCCCCGTTTATAAATGGCGTAGGGAGCCGCCTTGAGCAACAAACCGAAATCCCGGTCTTTGCCGAGAATAAGCAGCTGGGAATCTCCCTCGTATGGTATGCCGGTTTCGTCTGTGTCCTGCCGGAGAATGGTACGGTTTTTCAGGTTGATATGCTTTGCCGGTATCGGTTCCACGTTGAAACCGTCATTAAAGGTCATCTCAACTCCTGAACGCCCGTATATTTTCTTTTTCAGGATTTCAGTCAGCAGATCCTCCCATGCGGTGGTGTCCATCAGGTCTGCGATCTCCTCCACTTCCTCCCCGTCCGCATTTTGGAAAGTCAGCTCCGAGTTCGTGACCGCATCGATACGCTTTTGAACGGCATCGCTCAAAACGCCGTCAATCATGATATCATCGAGCAGGTCATAAAGCTGTTTTGTCCGGCCATTATCCGCAGATGAGAGAGCCGTCCGCCAATTTCCTACATCGTATATTTTCCGCTGGGGAGCCTTGACCACGATCTGATGGATGACCAGCTGCTCCTTTGTTTTCGTGGCGGCCATTTGCGGAACCGCCTTTTTCTTTCTTTTATTAGCCATAGTCACGAGTTAAAAATGTTGATTACGTTTAGGGTTGCTCCCGTATATATATTCACCTGCTGCATCCGGTTTCCCGTCCCCGTCCTCGTCCATGACGGGGAGGTCGGGTTTGACGTCCGATTTCTGCACTTGCCTGAGCCATGCCACGGCACGCTCGTAACGATCCTGCCTGAGCTGCAGGTCAGTACCGGCATTACATAGGTTTACGAAATGCCACACGGCTATGTCCTTTACAAAAATGAGCAGGAGGGCGTTTCTTTGGCTCCCTGTGGCCTCGAAAATCTTTTTGCGGTCATACGCACCAAGATAGCCGTATGCTTCCTGCAGGGCAGCGTCAATGGCCGCCGTGAGGATTGTTTCATCCTCCCTGCTGATAGCCTCTATATTTTCCTTATAGAGGTGCGTTTCCAATTCTTTGGGTGTGATAAATGCCATGATTAAAATCTCTTTTTATTGGTTACACGTGCGCCCACGGTGTAGGATCCAGCCGAGAGCGTGCTTATCTTTTGGTTGATGATCCACACGCCGCCCTCGATGCAGTCCACTCCGTCAGCGGGTGATTTCATCGCCCGGTTGATGAGCAGGAACTGCTCCTCCAGCCTTTTCATGTGCGGATTATCCTTCTCGTCAATGTTGAGGATGAGTTGTCCTCGCCGGTTGATCGGCTCAAGGTTTCCCTCGATACGGTCAAACTTTTCCGGTTTCTTCCGGGTATCCGGTATGATCCCGATAAATCCGAGTTGTTTTCCTTTCTCGCTAAATAGCGGAACGAACACCTGTTCATAGAAAGGATCCTGCAGCTTGTTATTTTCGATGTAATTATATACCTGCGTTTTTTGCCCCACGTAATCCCGAAGATAATAATACCAGTTCACGTACTCCTCGTTTACCACGTGGTCAAGATAACCGGTGTAAACGTAGAATTTACCGTCATAATACCCGATAAGGAAACAGGCTTTGAAAGAGGTGGCCTTGTTCTTTGAGTTGGACGGAGCCGGATCCCCGTAAACAACGGCAAACTGCAGCTTTGAGAGTGGCGGGCATTTGCCCCATACCATTTCTTTGAACGTGTCACCCTCGGAGAGCGGGTTGTTCATGTATTCTTGCTGGAACGCCTTTGTGCTGATTTTGGACTGAATGCGGTTAATGCGTTCCTCCGTGTTCTTTTCCGGCCAGCTGGATTTGCCATCCTTGTCCCGGATGTTCACGATATCCCAATGGTCAGCTTTATCACCGGCACGTTTCACGCAGCAGTCGAGAGCGATCAGGTTTCCGCAGAATATCACCAGCAAATCCTCGCTGATGGATCGGGTTGGAAACAGAGCCTCCTCGAACCATTCCCATTTCTTTTTCAGGATGTCCGGGTTCCTGCAGTCTGCATCCGTATCGAAGTCATCCACGAGAGCCGTGTCCGGACGTACAGCGTCCTTTCTCGTACCACGGGGTGACTCCAGCGCACCGATAGCCCGGAACGTTGCCCCGGTAGTGAGCGTGAATTCGTCCGCCGTCCAGCTCCCGAACTCCCTCAAATCACCATAATATGCCTTTAGCATGGAATTGCTCTCAAAGGCTTTTTTATAAGGTTCCAAAAGCCGGACGGCGTTCTCGTGACTGTTTGAGATGAGTAGCACGTTCTTTTTCTTTCCGGTCAGCACGAGGTACATCATGCACATGAACACGATGGTGGATTTTGCCAGCTCACGTGACCACGATAGAACCTCGTACCATTCCATATTCGTGGTGATGCGTTTGATGGCCTTTTTATGGAATTTGGTAAAGGGGTACTTTGCGAATTCCGAGAAAAAGAACAGGATCCACTCGATGACGTTCGCCTCCAGCTTTTCCAGCTTCTTTTTTCGTTCCACCGGCGAGAGGTTGTCGGCGGCTTTGTCCCTTTTGAGTGAACGGTGGTATTCAGTCCACTCCTTGTATGCTTGAATATCATCTATTTTACCCATTTCATTTTCTCCTTTATATACGCATCGAAATAATCACTCAGCTCCTTTGCCCTTTCGAGATCCTGCTGTCGGAGCCAATCGAGCAGCCCACGGGAAACATTGTATATGTCCCTGATGGAGGCATCCTGCTCCAACGCCTCAAGGTCAGCCGTCAGTTTGCGCCGTATATCGGCCTCCGCCGCTGAGGGATACCGTTTTCCCTCCTCTTTGCCTGCGATGGAGCGGTCGAGTTCGTCCAGCTGCGTGAGCGTGGAGCTGATCCGTTCCTCCCGTGTCTGCAGGAGGTTGAGCTTTAAGCCCTCCCATTCCTTAACCCATTTGTTCACCGTGACACGGGAAACACCCACCCGGTCGGCAATTTCCTGCTGGGTGATGTTCTCTTTTAGATACATCAATTTCGCCCATTCTTTCCGTTGATTTGCTTTCAATTCTTCCGCCATAGCTATATCATTTTATAGCCCAAAGGTAAAGCCTTGCGGTGAGTGAAAATAATTGGTTTGTAATGGTTTACGTTTAAACTGAAATGGCTGCGGTTTAAGTTGAAACGGTTACAGGCCGATTTGTACAGCCCGTTTTTTACCCTGAATTTTGTCACAAAATCAAACGAGCGAAATGGGCAAATTAACCTTTGTATTACATGATGAGTCGGTGAACACCTACGGGTTTAGGATGCTCACCAGCGGAGCCAATTTGGAGGAGTTTAAAAAGAATCCCGTGATGCTTCTGAATCACGATGATTACTCCCTGCCGATTGGCCGGTGGGAAAATATACGTGTTGAGGGAGGTAAGATTTTAGCCGATGCCGTGTTCGATGAGGGAGATGCCCGTGCCGC